TTTTATTCCCTTTTTCTTGTTGGCAGCCACTAGATTACCTGTCTTCATAGAAGATTTTAATTGACTTTGGTTCATTTGAGAGCCGACTGCGCCTACTCTACTGCCTGTAGTTGTTCTTACTCTAGTTTTGGTTTTATTTTTCCTCTCATTGGCTTGGTTCATCATTGTTCTATTAGATTTTTGATTAACCTTAGGACCTTTAGGCGGCAATCCCATACCTTTACGGAAAACATTACCTAGACTTCTAAATCTTGCTATCATGCTTGTTCGCATAGCAGCAATAGCTGTTGCAATACCACCACCTGCTAATAAACTTGTGGCAATACCTCCTAATAGACCACTACTCTCTTTTCTAGTGTCACCTAATAATTCGTTTGTAGTTTTTTGCTCTTTGTAAATCTTTTCTAATAGACCACTTGTAGTATCAAATTGAGCGTCTGATTCTCTTTCTTCTTCTACTTTATCCTCACTATCACCACCAAAACCACCTTCAGTTTTAAAACTATCCATGCCCATAGATTTAGCAGTTACTCTTTTTGATATATCTTCTTTACCAGCTGATGTAGTTGGACCTGCTGATTTACCACCTTTTTTTAGAGAACCTTTTGCTTCTTTCTTACGTAAAGCTCTCTTAGCTGATAGACCTTTTGCTTCCGCTCTTTCTTCGGATTCAATTGCTCTTTCTATTCTCTTGCCTATAATAGGTACATTTGTAAGACCTATTCGTTTAGCAAGTTTAAGAGGTTTTAATTCTTTCTTAAAATCTCTAAATGATAATGATAATTTAGTTGACATTCCTAATATCTTTTTCAATTCAATATTAGTTTTACCTACAGTTTCTTGGATATATGCAAGTTCTTCCTCTGTAATAATACCTTTTTTAAATAGACCTTCATACTCTTTAATTGTCTTTTCTGTAGTTTTTTGTTGAGTTTTGGCGTCATCAAAATCCATACCTTTCAAAGCGTCAAGTTCCATAATAGGATAATCTATTACAAACTGAATTATATCCTGTCGTATTTCTGCTTTATTGAGCTTTACCTGACTCGTATAACCAGCAGACTTCTCTAATTGAGCTTGATACTCCTGTAACGAGTCAGATATAGCAAACTTCGGATCAGATTCATCTTTTTTTTGTCTTTTTAGAATCGACTTAAAGTTTTCTGCTGTGCCTTTTTTAAAGACCTTGGATTCTGCTTTTACTGCCATTTATTAGCCTATATCTTGTTCTTTATGTTTTACTTTAGATGGTTTACCATTTACATAGATTGCAAACCAACCTGCACCAGCCCCAACGACTACTGAAACTAACCCAGCCTGTGAGTTAGTAGGATTCTCTAGTGCCATAAACCAATTGATTACATCTAAAAATGCCCAACCATAAGCAAGCATTAATAGTCTTGGTACTATTCGCCAGTTTGACATTAATTCTGGTATTTCTACTGATATGAAGTGCCATAACGTTCCGACACCGTATTTAAAACCGTTCCACCCTTGTGTAAACATGTTCTTTAAAAAATTCTTCATAAATTATCCTCTTCTTTGTTTTTCTCTTATTTTTTCGTTTTCTTCTCGTATATGCTGTACTAGTAGTTCAACATATATTTCCCTCTCCCATGGTAACATTCCTTCAAGGTCACCCAATGAGTATTTATGGTATTGCATTAAAGCAAAATTCGTCCTAAAAAAACTCTCTAGGCTTTCATGTAAGAGGGTAACTGAAAAAAATCAGACGCCCCTTGTAATAACATTTCATGCTCTACACCTGATTTAGGGTTCTTGTATTTAATTGTATGTTTTATGACAGGCAACGTTTCAAAAAAGTCTTTTAGTTTTTTGAATTGTGGCATAGTCAAGTTATCAACAAACTGCTCTAGTTCACTTGGTTCAAGGTCTTTTGTTTCAAAAATCTCATCACCATTGTAAATTTGAGCAATACAATCCCTCATCAAATTGACCGATAAGTCTATGATAGTCTTTTTATCTGCTACCTCTAGTACGGTCGGCACTTTCATTATCACACCATAATCTTTTGAGAAAGGTATATTTGTTTCAACCTTCTTACTTAAATCTGGTTTAACATCTTCAATATTAAATTCATAATCTACAACTTGTTGTTCATCATCTGGACATTTTAGTTTCAATTGTACTGCCTCACCTATTGATTTTGATCTTATGTTTAACCACAACCATTCAAAATCATAGACAGGTAGTTTTGTAACGTCAATATCTGACAATACACAAGTTTGAACAGTATTGATTAGAGTTTGTACCATCTCTGCCTCAACATTGTTCTCAACTGATAATAGTAAAATCTTTTCTTCTTTTACTAAAAACGGTCTATACTTCACCTTTGCATTATTTGATAATGTCACTTCGTGCTCAGGTGTCTTCATAAAATTAAGCATTATTTACTCCTTATTAATAAAATATATCACGTATAATTTTAGGGTCTGGTAACCCTTTAGGAAATACACGACCTCCTGTTACTCGCCCAATGGGCAAATTCTTTTTAAGTGTTTCATACACTTTACGACCTGCTCTACCTATTTCATTACCAATACCAAATGGTAAGTTATCTAAAAAGTTACCTTGTATTGCTGTCGTGTTAGTTCTATATTCGTTTCTATCTATTCTACTGTATTCACTAGTTCTATCACCTGCTAAAAAGTTCCATGCCGTAGTTGCATAATTTCTATATGTAAATGTTACACTTGTTTTAACAATCTGATTAACTGCGTCATATGATAATGGTGTTGAAGCAATTGTTTTAGGCCAACACTCATACATTTGTACTTGATATGTTGAGTAACCAGATGAGTCACCTAGTGATTGTCTTAACTGCTGTCTATCTCTTCCTTGATCACCAGTAGGTGTGTAGTTAGCAAGGGCAGCTGTAAATGTTTTAGTCAATGGTGTAATTGTAATCATACAATCTCTAGCATAATCGTCATAGTAACCTACGTTATGAGTAATAGGATCAACAATAGAGTTTTGCCATGCTTCAAAATACATACGTTCATCATAATTAATACTAGTATAATATTCTAAAGTTATTTCTTCAAATGATACGTTCTTTGCTATCGCTCTTTTAGGACCATAGTACGTTTCATTTACATCATCTGTTATAGTTTTACCTGGTAATGATACGTTAGAACAGAATAAATCCATTCTGTACTTCATTGAATTTTTTATTGCATATGATAAGGCAGCACTTCTCTTATGTCTTGCGCCAACATCACGTGCTCCATGATCAGAATATAATTGATGATCTGCTAACATACCTTTAGGACCATCTATTGTAACTAAAAATTGTGTTGGTCTAGCAAAACCACCAGCAGTTGTCATACCCGATCTAAACACATTATAAACTGAATTGGCATTAGATGAAACATTATTTGCTGATATTCTTTGATTAGTTGATCTTACATCAAATTGTGGTTTAGACGGCGGTATGCCTAATCTAATATCCATATCACCAAATTTTTTACCTACACTTATTATACTCATTATAGAAACTTCCTACTATCTGAATAAACTACAGCGTCACTTGCCTTTTTAAATCTTTGTACAGGTAAGTATATCGCAATTGCAGCCTCATCAGCATTTATTCTTAAAAATCCTGTTTGACAATATGCATACAGATATTTTTTGATTGTTGGTTTTACAATCTTAATACTTTTTACATCATCATAATTTACATCAAATTTTGTTTTACTATCAAATCTACTATCTGTTGTTGTTGCCTGCAAACGTTCTAATAATCTAAATCTCAATAGTGGTGGTAGATAGTGAAAGTTCATACCCATAAACCCACCTGGTATTGGTTCTAATGGTAAAACAAGTGGGAACACGTCATAGTAAGGTAGTGTCTTTCTTAATTTAGGATTGTACCCAAACAAGTTCAATCTACCTACGCTAGGACGACCATTTAGTTTGTTCTCTCTAAACAATTGACCTGCTGTTTTACCACTAGCAATCTTATTTACTTGGGTTCTATACCAAGTAGCAGACTTTTCTCTATCCCCAGCTCTTTGTTTTCTTTGTTTTATAGTGTCAAATACGCTTGCCATATTACTATTTATGTTGGTAATAAATAGATTTATGAAGAAGTTGAAGAATATAGATAAACGACCCTATCAAGGTATATTTAAACCATTGAACCCACAGAAATACAAAGGCAATGTAAACAACATTATTTATAGGTCTAGTTGGGAGAAACGTTTTATGGTATATTGTGATAAGACTAGGGCTGTTGTGGAATGGGGTAGTGAAGAAATAGCAATATCTTATCGTTCAGTTGACAATAGGCCACATAGATACTATCCTGATTTCTATATGAAAGTTAGACAATCAGACGGCACATTCAAAAAGTTTGTTGTAGAAATTAAACCTAAAGTACAAACACGCAAACCTAAAAAACC